AACATTATAATCAGTTAAAAGATGTTATAATAGAGAAGTATCCAGAATATCAAGAACTTATTGAAAGACATGAAAGAATCAACTGAATTGAAGGGAAGGTATTCTGATTTCATTGGAGAATACTCATGTGTATATTCTACGGAGTATTGTAATGAGATTATAAGGGGTTTTGATTATTATCAGGATATTGATGCAGTTTATTGTGAGGATGATCAATTTGAGAATAGTAATGCCGGTAGGTTTGATTGGGCATTAGATTTACATGATATGAGTCCGAGTATGAATGGTCCTGTATCACAACAAATGAATGAAGTATTGTTTGAATGTTTAGAAGAGTATACACAAGTCTTTGGTCATTTAAAAATAGTACCATTTTATTCATTGGCACAAAAGATACAGAAGACACCAGCAGGAGGAGGTTATCATGTCTGGCACGATGAGAATAGTAGTGTACAAGAAGCACGAAGATCTCTTGTATGGATGATCTATTTGAATGATGATTATGAAGGAGGAGAAACAGAGTACTTGTATTATAAGAAAAGAATACAACCAGAGAGAGGTAAGTTACTTATATGGCCTGCAGGTATGACACATTGCCATAGAGGAGGATTAGTATTAAAGGGGAATAAGTATGTTGCGACAGGATGGTTCTATCTGGGAGGAATGAATTATGGAAGAGAAGAATAGAGATGAAGACTTTCCTTCTGTTAATGAACAAGGAAAGAATTTAGCAAAGTTTACATTTGAAGTAGTCAAGAATGTAATTGATCTATCACCTAGTAATGAGAGTAAGTTACTTCTATCTAAAGAAGAACAGAAGGAAAGAATGGATATATGTAAGAAGTGTGATTATTATAGTGTAAGACAGAATAGATGTAGACAGTGTGGTTGTTATCTGGGTACTAAGGTGAAGTTCGGTGTGAGTCAGTGTCCAATAGGTAAATGGTGAATACTAATGAACTAATGGTAACAACGGATACATTATTGATTAAAAAATAGGTTTTAAATATGATTATAAATATAAAACTGTTTTTTACATAGTTGTGGAAAAGTATTGTATTTCTGTGGATAAACCCTATTATTTGTGTGGAAAACCTCTTATAAACCTCAGATCTTATGCCTTATAAAGTTCTTATAAACCTCAGATCTTATGCCTTATAAACCTTCTGAGACTTGTGACCTTTACCCGCAGGCTATCACACTCAGAGCATTTTGTCAACCACCCCCGCATAAAAATTCTGAGACCCACACATTTTTTATCGTCGAGACTTATAAATAATGCTTATGGATCTCGACTAGATATGCACTTGACATCTAGACGAGATAACAGTATAATATACAAGTAACATACAAATCTCGACGAGACCCATGTATTACTACGATCACAATCTCGACTATACATCATTAAGTAATGATCATAATGTATACGATCTCGACGAGATGTGTGAGACATACATGCATAATACATCACTAGATATGCAACTAGATGCATACGATGATGATGAGTATGCACGAGATACACATGATTACGTCGAGCTTGCATACAAACATTACGCATGATATAATACGTAAACATCACACGAGATACACATGTACGCACAGAAACGCATTGTAAGTGTTACATTAGACATTGAGTGTTATGAAGATCTAGACCTGCAGAATATCAATTGGGTTGATATCTTAGGACTAGAAGGTGATGAGAATATTGATATTAGCATCAGAGAGACTGCAGATCTATATTAGTGTGCCAGTTCGTGGATCGGCACAGTTTAAACTAGTGTCTTGTGCCAATCGTGGAACCGTCCACTAAATGAGCACAGGGCATCGAATTCGTGTATTGTAGAAGGGTCAAAGAAATTCACCTCAAAAATGATTAACAACGACACACTTGAGATGTTATCAGCACGGGAACAATTGATGCATGATATCGACGCAATTGTTGATGGTGAACTTAGTGGCATTATAAGTGATCGATTGAGTAATGAATTGGTGACGCGTCTATGTGATGCTGTCTGTCGTAATTTCCCCACTAAGTAACAAGAATATGTGCCAGTCGTAGAGGTGTCCACTAATCTCCCCACTGGCACCAAAATCGTGTATTGTAGTTAAGTCATCAGGAATTCACCAAATGCAAGGTTACAACGGTTGGACAAATTGGGAAACCTGGAATGTTGCTCTCTGGATCGGAAATGATCCTGGTTTGTATGAACTTGCATGTGATGTTGCCAGGGATGGTGGAACTTATGGTCATATGGTTAGTATGATTTTAGAGTGTAGTAAAGAAACACCAGACGGATGTAAGTGGGACGATGTTAATATCAACGGAATAGAAGTAAACGAAATGATGAAAGAACTTATAGACTAAGTAACCCTTACTCAACTCTCACTAACTAACACTTTTTTTCAAATGGATTACGACACTTTCGACACTGACATCTTCTCTGAGATTAATGACATGCCGGGTGAGATTTATGATGTGATTGAATATAAGGAAGAGTATGAAGATGATAAGAAGTTTGACGTAGAAGGTTACATTAACGGAAACACTGATTACTGATGAAATTTACTCTCGTTCGTTTCAAAGGTCAATGGGTGAAAGTATCGAACAAACTATCACCTCCAAGCAACTGGGTTACAGTTATTAACTCACCTCACACTAAGTAACACAAACCGGTCGGCCGCGAGTGGACAGTTGGACAAAGTGGCATAAGGTCACGGCACAGACCCCAAAATCGTGTATTGTAGAAGGGTCAAAGGAATTCACCAAATGCAAACTTACACCGACCCCTGCACTTATGCCATGCAAAATGATATGAACCGTCTCAAGGAAGAGATTGCTTCAGACCTCGCAAACTACATGCTGGAGATGATGCCTGATCTTGAAATGTGTGTCGATTGGGTATGTGATCGTTTCGGTCTTAATTGCACCGATGAACTGATAGATTTCGTTGCTGATTGTCACGATGAATTCTTCGGTAACTGATACTAACAGTATGAACAACGAAACCGAGACCATGACCGAACCAAAATGCATTGCCGTTATCGGTGGTCATTATCTTGATGGGCATTATGAAGGAGAGTTCTTCGATTCTCTTCGTCTCTTTGACTGTCAATCAACGGCAGATGCCTACAAGGAAGAAATCAAAGATGATTTTGAGTACGTGCTGATGAAAGTCCTTCCCATCTCACAATACAGCACCATGATGGGTGGGACAATCGGATAGGTGGCACAAGGTTCCGGCACAGACCTCAAAATCGTGTATTGTATAGAAGTGGAGGGGACAGCACCTCACCACACCTCTCAGACCTTTCTACCTGCCTCTCATGCGTAAAATCGAAACCCAGATGATCACAGCAGTTCAGAACGACGAACGTTGGTCATCTGCCAATACGACTGTTATCCCCGGTTGGGAGGGCACCTCTGATGTATACCTCCACGGAAACAAAATCGCAACCGTTGGTGATACCTGGATTCAGATCTTTGACGGTGGTTATCAATCAAAGACCACAAAGTCACGTTTGAATGCTTTACTTTCTGCCTTCGGAATGGACGGTGAATATGTTTTTCAAAAGAACTTTCAGTGGTTCGTTAACTATCAAGGTTCTCCAATTCCTTTCTTTGACGGGATGCGTCTTGCATGATTAAAACCAAAAAAGAATGGGCATCAATCTATGCCCAATTCTACTCAATTATTCTCATTCTCATCATTCTCTAAATGCAAAATAAGCACATCGAACATCCCGAAGATTCCATTCTCACTGGTGATTTAAGTGCTCTTGATTGTCTACGTAACGAAGGCAATCTGTCAGTGAAAATGGACGGAGCACCTGCAATCGTATGGGGAAAGAATCCTGCGACGGGTAATTTCTTCGTTGGTACTAAGTCAGTTTTTAACAAAGTAAAGATCAAAATCAACGAATCGCATCAGGATATTGATAGGAACCACACAGGCAATGTTGCTAATATTCTTCATAAGTGCTATGACTATCTTCCACTAACTGACGGCATCTTTCAGGGTGACTTTATCGGATTCGGTGGGTCTGATGAATATACACCGAACACAATCACCTATCAGTTCGATAATATTATAGAGGAGGAGATTATCATTGCCCCTCATACGTATTACACAGCAGAGAGTGATTTAAGGGATGCAATCGCACACCCGATGAACTTCACTATTACAGACACATTCTATTGCAAGTTCGTGAAACCTAGGGCAACGATTGCGTCTGGTTTGTATGATGATGGTCTGAAGAGATTCCATGACTTAGATGACGTAATTGCCTTTGCTAAGGTAATGGCACAGAACGTTGAGTTTGTATCAGATAAGGATGCCGTACTTATTAAACAGGAACTCAATTCCTGTATCCGTGAGAATCGTCCCGTGATTGCTTCTACCTTTATGAATGAGAATCTCATCAGTTTCTGGTTGTTAGTTAAGTCGATTAAAGAGGACGCTATCTATCTCTGTCGGAATAATGGACCGAAGGCATACATCGGACAAACTCCAATCGGTGGTGAGGGTTATGTCTACTCCAATGAGTTCGGTACATTTAAGTTAGTCAATCGTGAGCAATTCAGTTATGCCAATTTCAGCAACAATAAGTTCCAAAGTGTAGACAAATAATCTTATCACCCTCATCAGCAACCCTTATCGTTCAGGGGGTTGGCAGGGGGGTGCGATGCTGTAGAATATGGAGGAACCAAGCAAAGCACCTCATGCGTTCTGACCTTATCTGGGATGAGTTTCTCACCTCTGCTGAATGGGATGGCACCGTTTCCTGGTTACAGGGTTTGCGGTTCGTTCATCACCTGGGATTGCTGGATGCGTTCATTGCCTCCCCTTACTGGGAACTGATGAACGAACGTCTAGATGCTGGTGAACTGGGAACCTGGGTTCTGGAGAGTTGATCAACTCTCTCGTTTTTTTTCTCTTTACTTTCTCCAATGAAATACAAAAAAGAAGTTCGCATCTTCATGGATTCTATGGGTTATGACTTAGAACGTCAAAGGACACATTTAGTCTTTAGGCATTATGTAGGATTTACATTACTGCCCCATCATCACCATCATGCCCTCATGCTATGAATCAAGTAAGAAGGGGAGTTCGCAGGCAGTTGATAGATATGGGCATTCGTTCGTAAACAGCAGTGGGGGGTATATGCCCCCCTTATGTTATGCGTTGCCGTGCCCCGTATATAAAACCCCCAGATCG